TCAGATTGGAATGAATGCGGCTTCTACAGAATTACATGATAGATTATTACACATGTATGAACAGATTGAGGGTAAACAAGCTAATTTAGGAGCCTTCTTGTTTGAAGAAGGCTGGTTAGACACTGATTATAGTAAGTATGATAAGCGTCTTTTAGTACTTGTTTATGGAGTTGATGTTTTGTGGCGTTTGTTCCAAGAGTGTCCATTTTATAAGGATCCTGCTAATGTTCAAGAGTTGAAAAGGTTGAAAGCAGTTTTGACTGGTTTATGTAACTATATTATGGTGATAGATGGAGCAGTTTTTCTTTGCAAAAAACGTATGCCTAGTGGAGTATATGGAACAGGATGGTTAAATTGCATATGTGAAGCTATTCTTGAAGTGTTACAATACCATTTTTGTATTGCAAAACATTGTCAAGATGTAGGAGTGGAGATTCCAGCAAAGAATTTTGTTGCAGAACAACGAAAACTCCATCCCTTTTTCAAAGATGTTTCCTTAATTAATTACGGAGATGACAATTTGAAATATATTTCAAAACATAAACGTTATGTTTATACGGATGAAAATATAAAAGCTTTTGGTGAGTTTATTGCAATGGATATTACAACACCACGAAAAGAAGATGGAGAGACCATCAAGTTTAAGAATGTTCAACAAACTTACTTTCTTAAACGAACCCCTACTTATGATATGGTAAGGAAGAAATTAACAGGAATGCTTTCTATAGCATCTATTGTTAAAAGTTTGTGTTATACTGACTCAAAATCTGAGGATTGGGAAGAGTCAGTAACCCGTGGAGCGATGTTAGAATTAAGTCTACATCCTCCTGAATTGTATGATGCTTTTTGTACTATTTTCCAAAAGGAAAATAGGTATGAAGAACATAAAGCTTGCATCTTAAAAGGAGAGAGTAATTGGGTGGAACGTAGTTCTATCGATTTGGAATCTCAAATTTATGATGTTTTTGCAAGCGACAATCGAGCCGTGCCAGGGCTAGACAAAACAGGCGTGTTTAATATTGAATACGTCTGACCGGCGTATTTATATTTAACACCTTGACTGGTGATTTTCAAAAAAAAAA